CTTGGTACGGGCAATGCCTATAGTCCAGAGGATGCTTTGCGCTTGTACTTCCAAACTGGTAGTGTAGTGGGGCGCTCGTACACCCAAGACGGAGAGTACAATCAGGGCAAGGTTCCTATCCAAGAGCTGAATAGCAACAGCGGTGCCGCCAAGACGCAGATGCTGATTGGTAATATGAATCACTATTTGCAGATGATTCGTGACGTAACGGGACTCAACGAGGCCCGCGACGGAAGTACTCCTGACCCCAACAGTCTTGTTGGATTGCAGAAGCTGGCTGCTGCCAATAGCAATACGGCTACCCGACACATTTTGGATGGTAGCCTGTATATGTTCCGCTCTCTGGCTGAGGCACTTACATATCGTGTTAGCGATATTCTGGAGTACGCTGACTTCAAGGATGAGTTCGTTAATCAGATTGGTAAATACAACGTCAGTATCCTCCGTGAGATTAGTGAGCTGTACATCTATGACTTCGGTGTATTTATTGAGATTAGCCCCGACGAGGAGCAGCGTGCTCAGCTTGAGGCGAATATCCAAATGGCTTTGAGCAAGGGTGGTATCGACCTTGAGGACGCCATCGATATCCGAGAGATTAAAAACATTAAGCTCGCCAACCAACTGCTCAAGATTAAGCGTGTTGCGAAGCAGGAGGAGGAGCGTCAGTTCCAGCTCCAGCAGCAGCAGATGCAGGCGCAGAACAACATGCAGTCACAGCAGATGGCGGCGCAGACCGCTATGCAAAAGATTCAGGCTGAGGCCCAGAGTAAGATGCAGGTCAAGCAGGCGGAGATTGCTTTCGAGATTGAGAAGATGCAAGCTGAGGCTCAGGCTAAGGCGCAGCTTATGGACCTTGAGTTCAAGTATAACCAACAGCTTCATGGCATGCAGGAGCAGCAGTTGCAGGTTCGGGAGGATAAGCGTGAAGACGCTAAGTCAAGCAGAATCAGTCAACAAAATACTGAGCAGAGCAAGCTTATTGACCAGCGGAAGAATAACTTGCCGCCTATGAATTTCGAGTCGAACGAGGACAGCCTCGATGGTTTCGACTTGGCCGAGTTTAGTCCACGATAAAATATATATAAATGGAAATTAAAGTAAGAGAGGTAACTGAGGTGGAGTCTAAGTCTACACAGCAGGTAGAGCAGGAACTGCTCGATAAGCACGCGGCGAAACAAGAGGGTGACGTTACTCCCGAGTCCGAGCCCGAGCCCGAGGCTCCCTCGTTGTCTGAGGACGAGGTACGGTCGTTCTTGAGTACGCGATACGGGCGTGAGATTGGCTCGTTGGACGAGCTAAACGAGGTGCGTGAAACGCAGGTGGAGTTGCCAGAGGATGTGGCGGCGTACTACAAGTACAAGCAAGAGACCGGTCGCGGTCTGCAAGATTTTATGAAAGTCAACCAAAATCTTGCCGAAGCAGACGGGGATGGGTTGCTAAAAGAATACCTCCTACAAACTGAAGACGGCCTCGATGCGGAGGACGTAGAGATGATGATGGAGGACTATAAGTTTGATGAAGACCTCGATGATGAGGTTGATATTAAAAAGGCTAAATTAGCCAAGAAGAAAGCTGTTGCTAAAGCACGGAAATACTTCGAAGAAGAGAAAGAGAAATACCAAGCACCTCTTGAGTCAAGGGGCGCAGGTTCTCTGGAAGAATCTGAGGAGTACAAAGAGTACAAGCAATATGTTGAGCAGGCGAAGACTTACCAAGAGGAGCAAAAGCGCAGGAAGGATTGGTTTGACGAAAAGACAGGAGAGGTGTTCAGTGAACAGTTCAAAGGTTTTGAGTTCAATCTAAACGACAAGTCCTACGTGTATTCTCCCGGTGACCGTGGTGAATTGAAGAAGTTGCAGCAAACTCCCGAGGCTTGGTTAAACAAGTATCTGGATGAGCAGGGCTTAGTCAAGGACGCCAAGGGGTACCACAAGTCATTAGCCGTCGCGATGAACCCCGAGAAGTTTGCCGAGTTCTTTTACGAGCAAGGCAAAGCGGCTGCGGTGGATGACGTGATGCGCAAGACTAAAAACATTAACATGTCCGAGCGTCCCGTTCCTCAAGCTGTTTCTAAGGGGGAATTCAAAGTTCGAGCCGTAACACCTAATTCGGGTAACGGCTTGAAAATTCGTAGTCCAAGAAACAAATCATAAGAAAACATGGCAGGTTCAGTAAACACAACCACGGGGTTCCAACTCCAGCCGAGCGCAGACCAAGTCCCGCTCTCGACAAACTACATCACCGACTTCGACTTTCTCAACCAGTATCTCCCTGATACTTACGAGAAGGAGTTCGAGCGTTATGGAAATCGCACAGTAGCATCGTTCCTCCGTATGGTTGGCGCGGAGTTGCCATCCAATTCAGACCTCATCAAGTGGGCTGAGCAGGGTCGTCTCCACACCAAGTATGTCGAGTGTGGAACGGCAGCCGCTGCTGCTGCTACTGTCGCCACTTTCCAAGTCAATGACGTCTTGAACGCTAACGGATTTGTTGGTGGCCATACAGTTAACAACATCGCTATTCGTGTCGGTCAAACTGTAATGCTTGACCAGAACAATGGCACCGGAAGTAACAAGGCTATCGTGACCGGCGTTGACCTTACGAACAATCAGTTTGACGTTGCGTTCTATGACGCTGGTGGATACGCTGGTGTTGCTGGAGCCCTTGCGGACACTAATGTAACTGTGTTCATTTACGGTTCTGAGTTCGCTAAGGGCACTGCCGGAATGAATGGTTCACTCGAAGCTGAGGACGAAATCTTTGAGTGCAGTCCAGTCATTATGAAGGACAAGTATGCGGTCAATGGTTCTGACATGGCTCAGATTGGATGGATTGAAGTGACCACCGAGAACGGTGCTAACGGATACCTCTGGTACATGAAGTCTGAGCACGAGACGCGTCTCCGCTTTGACGACTACCTCGAAACTACTATGCTGGAAGCAGTTCCTGCTGACGTAGCTGGTGCTGGTTCAGGTGCGGCGACCGCCGGTTTCAAGGGTACCGACGGTATCTTCTATACCCTCGAGACTCGTGGTAACGTTTGGTCTGGCGGTATCCCCGCCGCTTTGGCTGACTTCGATGCAATCATCTCTCGCTTGGATAAGCAGGGTGCCATCGAGGAGAACGTCATCTTCGTTAACCGTGACTTCGGGTTTGCCATCGACGATATGTTGGCTGCTCAGAATAGCTACGGTGCTGGCGGAACTAGCTACGGCTTGTTCGACAACGACGAGCAGATGGCTCTCAACCTTGGCTTCACAGGCTTCCGCCGTGGTTACGACTTCTACAAGTCTGACTGGAAGTACTTGAACGACCCAACTATGCGTGGTGGTCTCGCTTCTGGCGGAATCAACGGCATGATGGTTCCTGCCGGTAGCACTACCGTGTACGACCAAGTGTTGGGTAAGAACGCCAAGCGTCCGTTCCTCCACGTCCGCTACCGCGCCTCTGAGACTGAGGACCGCCGGTACAAGACTTGGATTACAGGTTCTGCTGGCGGAGCTATGACTAGCGACGTTGACGCGATGGAAGTAAACTACCTCTCTGAGCGTGCAGTATGCACCATGGGAGCGAACAACTTCTTCCTGTTCAACGACTGATTCTAACCGGGTATTGGGGGCGCAATCGGCGCCCCCACTATCCATCCCTTTAAATAAATTATTATGAAAAACAAAGTATACCGCTTAAAGCGGAAGAACACCCCTATCGCATTTATGATTCCCGGTCGCGGAAACGGCTCTAACCCTCTTCTGTATTGGGATGAGGACCGAGGAGAGAACCGCCCCTTGCGCTACGCGCGGAATCAGAAGAGCCCTTTCGAGGATGAGCAGGACGGCAACGCCATTGTTGAGCCCATCGTATTTGAAGACGGGTTCTTGAGTGTCCCAAAAAACAACCCTGTCTTGCAGGAGTTTCTCCATTACCATCCTATGAATGGTATTAAGTATGAGGAGGTCAACGAAGAGCGTGACGCAGGCGCTGAAGTTGAGCAGCTTAACCTCGAGGTGGACGCCTTGGTTGAGTGCAAGAACATGAGTATCGAGGCTTTGGAGCACGTCTCACGGGTCTTGTTGGGCATTGACCCCACTCGCATTACTACGTCGGAGTTGCGCCGAGATATGCTCATCTATGTGCGTCGCGACCCAGAGACGTTCCTGCGCGTAGTGAACGACCCAGACTTGAAGTTGCAGTCTAAGATTCAGAGATTCTTTGACGACAACCTGTTGTCTTTCCGACGCAACAAGACGGAAATTTGGTTCAACGGACCGACGAATAAAAAGAAGCTTGTCACCATTCCATTCGGCGAAGACCCTGTGGCTTTGGCTACGGCCTACTTGCTTAGTGATGAGGGCCTCGACCACCTTCGCTCTCTCGATGCTTTAATTTCAGAGTAGTACATTTGAGTCATGGACAGGTATATTTCAATCACCGTTAAGCCACCGTCGGGCTCTCCGTACGAGAAATTGGTTAACGTCAGTTCAGTTACCATTAAGGACGACGAAGGCGAAAGCACTCTTCTAGTTCCGCAAAACATGTACGACCCACTAGAGTGGAATTTTAGTGCAAGGCAGACCACGGGGGGGCCGGCTTCTACTGCTGATGTTTGCGGATGGATGAGTCGCGCCCTTGTGGCTTTTAACGGAGTATCTGGCCCTGTTCAAAAGGCTTTAGATAGTCCTAAGTTTTACTTCAGAAACTTTTCTTACGCATCATGAGCACTAAATTTTTAGGTCCGTTCATCTCTTTTGATTCTGGCAATGAGTCGCTTTATCGTAGCTACGCCAATTTCTCTGACATCATGACCATCGATTCCTATGAAGGTGGTAACGAAGACGATAGTTCGTACGCAGCGATTAAGACTATTCCTGCGGGATATGATTCAGGTGCAGATAGAATGTCGTTAATTGGGTTTGATTTTATCAGTGCAGACGGAACTGAGCAGGTTCCCGATGTGGACCGTGGGTATTTAAAGTTCCTCAACAGAAACCTTATCAACGTTCTTACGTCTAGACCTGACGAGGTAGTTCTCCCTGTTGATTACCCTATCGGTATTCAGACCAGAAACATTGGCTTATACGTAGATTACGCCTGATGAAAACTATTTCAACTCCGCTCCGTCGGGTTCTTTCAAATGTGGTCGACAACTCACTCACCAGTCTGGCAGAGTTCGATTCATTTGACACGAATACCTATGTCTTGGTCGACTCTAGTGCAAACTTCCCTACTACGGGTGGCGTTGGCGACATCGTATTTAATCCAGATGACTCTCGTCGATGGGCAACTATTGTTAGTGTAGATAGTACCACTCAGATTACTCTTGATGGCGCTATTGGCGCTCCGTCATATACATACTATTCCATCTCACCTGCCGCTACCGCTTTCCAAGTTGTCACAGATAGTAATTCCGTCGCTCAGCAATGGATTAGCACCTATAGCGTAGGCGATAAAGTTACTTGTCTAGGGGCTCAAGAAGCCAGCAATTTCAACGTGGCAGTAGCTACAATCTTGTCTATCGACTATGATGCGACTGTGGGTTCAGAAACCGCTACGCTGACGTTGGATTTACCAATGTATACTTCCGATAATGTTTACGGATATGTGAAAGGGGAAATACAAACTATTCCAGTTAATGAGGTGCAGCTTGTAAGATTCATTCTCGAAGAAGACGAGTTCTACGCCGAGATTACTTTTAATGGAGATTCGAGTGCGCAACTGGCTCCGGGATTTTATTCAAATGATGAAGCGAGTTTTCTTGAATTTGAGAAGAATTTTATGGATGCCATTCAAAAGGTACTTCGCAGTCCTTGGCCTACAGCCAACGCTATGATTAAAGACTCTTACGGAATGTACTTTGAGTATTAATATAGTTACTCTTTCAGAATTCAAAAGAGCCACCTTCGGGTGGCTTTTTTGTTTGGCGCTATCTTAGGGCAATGATTGATTCAGTCCGTCAAACCGTGCTATCGATTCTTAACAAGAACAATTACGGTTACGTATCCCCATCCGACTTCAATCTCTTTGCCAAGCAGGCGCAGCTAGAGATTTTTGAGAACTACTTTACTGGCCTCAACCAAGCCATCAACGCGGAGAACGCGCGTATGTCTGGTACGGACTACGCCAATATGACCAAGGGCATCAACGAGGACATCGACATCTTCTCGGTGTCTAAGGATTTGACACAGAATACAAACAACCTATTCTTTACACCAAGTGTCACAACCACCAGTGACGACTACTACTTGCTGAACAAGGTATTGGTTAACGGAGCTGAAGCCGAGCCCGTTACGCATAGCCGCATTACCATGTTGGCAAACTCGAACTTGACGGCCCCGTCGGAGCAGTATCCCGCTTACACCATCGACAATCCCGCCGCTGGGCAGGTGGTCACAGTATATCCTACGGGTACTACGTACGCACAGGGCGATGTGGTGTGCCAATACGTTCGGTATCCCTTCGACCCGAAGTGGACGTATATCACGCTTGGAAACGGAGAGCCGGTATTCAATCAGTCCTCTACGGATTACCAAGACTTTGAGCTGCCTATCGATGATGAACCTAGGCTTGTTTATGGCATCTTACAGATGGCTGGCATGAGCATTCGCGAGGGCGACGTATATCAGTACGCTAACGCAGAAGAGAAAGAGCAGTAATGGCATATATCACAGACTACCAGTACTACGAGAACGGCGGTGCTGCACCTGAAGACGCAAACTGGGGTAGCTACCAATACGTTTCGTTGCAGGATATCGTCAACAACTTCCTGTTGATGTACAACGGCAACCACTCCCTTGTCAATAACGAGGAGCGGTACAAGATTCTGTTTCATGCCAAGCGTGCCATTCAAGAGTTGAACTACGACTCGTTGAAAGAGATTAAGGTTCTTGAGCTCAGTGTCTGTGACAGCTTACGGTTTGTCCTCCCTCCAGACTATGTTAATTGGGTACGCATTTCCCTGTATAAGGACGGGATTCTTCGACCGTTAACGGAGAACATCCAGACCAATTGGAGTACGGCGTATCTGCAAGACAACAACTGCCGTATTCTTTTTGACGAGCAGGGAGCTATCCTGCGACCTCAAGACTCCACTATCGATTACGACAGGATTAAGGGAACTAAGCAGAGCATTTAC